GTGACGAGCCACGTCGGAGAGGGTCGGTGCCCACGGTTCGGTCGGCATGAGCTAGCCCTTTGCCTCCGACTTCGATGACGCCGGGGCCGTCGTCTTCGGAGGGTCCGGTGCCTTCGCTGGCTTCGGCTCCGGGATCGCCTCGATCATCTTCGACGCGAGGTGCCCCTTGATCCAGTGCTCGGCCGCGTCCTCGGGGACGACCGCGCCCTGATACAGCCCGCGCATCTGCGGGCCGTCCGGCGTCATCGTCTTGACGGTCACGTACGCCGCCTTGACTACGTACCGTGTTGCTGCCACTGTCCTACTCCCCTCGGCCTAGACGCCGGTACCGGTGATCTGGCAGGACGATCCCGGCTCCTGCACGATCGGGACGGTCTTCCGGCGGCCCTGGAGGTCCCACGCGTCGTTCGCGTCGAGCCGCAGGGACTTGATCTGGACCGCGAGCTGATCCATCGCGTAGCCGGGAGCGTCGTCCATCTCGTCGGCCATCCCGCCGAGCTGGGTGGAGTCGAGCACGACGGGTCCGCCTGTGAAGAAGTCCGACCCGGCGACGACGATCGTGAGACCGGCGATGATCTCGATCGTGCCGGTGTAGATCGGGTTATTGGTGTCCTCACGACGGAGCGCGTTGGTCACCGTCTGGTCGGACATCATGTACGCGTACGCGTTGTCGTTGAGGACAAGCGTGTCCGGCTTGTAGCCCAGGTTCTTCGCGTAAATCGTCTTCTTGGCCAGCAGGATGTCCCGCAGGAACGCGGGCGGGCCAGCGGCGATCCACGTGCCACCGGTCACGGCCTGCGTCACCACACCCGACCCGGAGTACCCAGAGATCGAGGACTGGATCGCGGCCATCGTCACCGTGTCGACCTGCTGGATGATGGAGTTGACCGTCTTCCGGAGAGCCCGGTCGACCGTCTGCCCCGCGTAGACGTTGCGGGCGATTTCTTCGTCCGAGACGCGGACCTTCTGGCCCCACTTCTGGACCGCCGCGATACCGGCGGTACCCGTGGGCATGTTGGCCATCGGGTACTCAGCGCCAGCGCCCACGGCCTCCACCGTACGGTCTGTCACGAACGGCTCCGACAGCTCATACAGAGCCGCGCCACCGGAGGTGCGGAACCGCTGCGTGAGTAGCTGGTCGCTCACGAACCGGAGGTCCTGATAGTCCCTGAGACGCCGACGAATCTGGGTCGGGGACTGCAGGAACCGGCTGATGGTTTCGAGGTCGCCCGAGAGGGTGGGCGGCGGTGCCGGGTAAGAGCCAGGCATCTGATTTCACATCCTTCGCTTTCCCTTGCGGGCTTTACGATCCGACCGGAGGTCACCGGCCGAGGGGTCTAGAACCCGATGAACCGGGCCTTGCCGGAACCGGTGCCACCCGTACCCGAGCGGGTGCAGATGCCGATGAGGGTTCCGGCCGCGCCGCCGAGGGCCAGCGTGGTCGTGTTGATGAACCCGGTAGTCCCGGCGATGATCGGGTTCGGGACGGCGAGCGCGATGACGCCCTGCACCGTGATCTCGTGGACGACACCGGGGAGCGGCCAGACCGTGACGCGGCCTCCGGATGGGGCGTCCTGGGCTGCCACGCCGATCGGGTGGTCACCCGTGGTGGACGTGACGACAGCGCCGTCCGCCGACGCCGACACGAGGGTGCCGCCGACGATGACCCCGCCTGCCGTCATGGTGAACGGCAGCGAGTCCGCTGGGTTCACCGGCTGGTAATCGGACATGTTCGATCCTTCCTAGAACAGCATCCAGCGGACCTTGGCGCCGTCCGCTGCACTGGTGAGAGCCACGCCTAGCAGGGCGCGTGTGGCGTTGTCGGCAGCGCCGACCGCGTTAATCGCGTTGGAGGTGCCGGGGTCGACGTAGACACCGCCGAGCGCAACACCGGTTGGTGCGTTCGCCAGCGCCACCACACCACGGTTAGCCGTGGCTGTGCTGGTGAGCAGGTTCCCGGCGGTGATAATCCCGTCAGCGATGGACTCGTGGACGGGGCCGCGCGCCCAGAGTGACACCCGACCGGCAGTCAGAGTGTCCTCCGCTGCCACACCCACGACCTTGAGGGACGAGAGCGTGGCGCACCGCTGCACCGTGTTGATGCCTGACACCTCCAGCACGTCACCACCCGTCACCGCACTGGACGCGGTGAGGGTGATGATCTCGCCCTTGACGTAGACCGGGGTGTAGTCGGACATGGCGCGCTACTCGGCCGGTGTCCGCGTGTTATTCGGCGGGAACAGCGACCGGTATTCCTCGTCCATGAGGTCGTCCTCGTCGCCGCCCGGAGAGCCGATGTCGTTGACCGGGATGACGTTCTTCTGGAGCTTGGCGATGACCGCCCGCGTCCCATCCGGGTCCACGTCCCACAGCCGACGCCACTGATCGCGGCCAGCGACGGAGAACTTCCCGGCCCTGATCGCGTCCTCGATCACCGAGTCACGCTGGTTGATCTCCTGGCCCTTGCGGAACCGCTCGCCCGCTTCGACGCGGTGCTGGAGACCTTCCCAGGCTTCCTTCGACACGACGAGCGTGTTGCCGGGGAGCTTCACCGCCGCCGCGACCGGGGAGTCGGCCCTGTCCTTGAGTGCCGCGACGGCTGCGAGTAGCGCCTCGCCGTCCAGCTCCGTGTCATCTTCGGCCAGCCCGAGGCTTGCGCGCAGGCTGGCGAGCTGCGCGTCCGTGAAGTCCACGTCCGTGCCTCCATCCTTCGTGTTGTCCGCCGTCGCGTGTGCGTGGGCGTGGTTGTCGTCGCCCGCATGAGTATGCGAGTGGCTGTGGGTCTCGTCGCCGCCCTGCTCGCCGTACGCAGGGTGCTCGTGAGAATGCGAACCGGTCGGCGTGCCGTGTGCTTCCGCCGCGTCCACACCTTCCTGATCTTCGGTGGGCGCGGATGCTGCGGGCGGGTCCGTGGTCGGCTTCGGAGGGATCACCTTCCCGGGGAGCAGCTTGCCGTCCTCACCCCAGAAGTCGTGGTCGGTGTCGCCCTTGGCGGTGCTGTCGTCATCGCCGTCTCCGTCAGGGTCGAACACCCACTTGCCGTCGCGCGCAACCCAGCCCTTATTGTCGGCGGCCTCGATCCCGGCGCGTGACTCTTCCCTGCTGGCGAACCGGAGCGTCCCCGCAGCGGCGGGCTGCTTAGCGGGCGCTGGCCTGTCCACGTACTCGATCGAGACGGGTACCGGGTCACCGAACGTCAGCTCGCCCTTCGCCGCCGAGATCGGGACGCGGAACACGTCGCCGCTGCCCTCGTCGCACACGATGAGCTGGAGTGGGTCGAGCTGTAGCTCGGTGATCCACATCGCATACGACGTGTCTGGGTTGTCGTAGTAGGCCCGCCGGACATCCTCAGTTGTGATGCCCTGCGCGACCACGGAACCGGCCATCTGACCTCCACGGATGACGAGCAGTTTCCAGGGACGACCCGGCGCGCGTGCGTCGGGCATGGCAGCGACACCGTACAGCGCGGCGATGTCATCGATGCTGTTGAGCACGCCGACGCCGGGGTTCGCCACGCCGAGCAGCGCCAGGCCGGTGATGACGAATGCGTGCGTGTGTCCCTGCTGGCACACGACGCCGTAGGTTCCCTCGATCGACCGGTCGGGGTACGCGGATGGCATGACCTCGGCCAGCCACGACGGCATCCCGGCCAGGTCGCCCGTGATCTTGTTGCCCGACGCGGTGAGCGTCATGTTCTTGACCTTGCCGACTGCGGGTTCACCGTCGAACCTGGGGTCGACGTGGCCGAGCTTGATCACCGGGTCACCGATGGAGGGGCAGGCCGCAGCGTCGATCGCGGCCGCGAGGTCATCCTTCGTGAACGTCGTCGGCCCGGTGCTCAGATTCCACTCGCCGGTCGCGAGGATGTCAACGCCGGGGAGAGTCGCGAGCACGGGTGCGTCAGCCACTCGAATCACCCCACACTGCCATCACGGTGCCACGGCAGCGGAGACCACCGTCACATCCGATGTACCCGCCGGAAGGATACGCATCCTCCGCG